ATGCTAGTAAGAATCGGCAAAAGTGAAACAAAAATCCACGACAAAAGCTTGGAAAATGCAGTAAATGAGTTCGCTTATCTAAAACACAAAATAGATAGCTTAAATGATGAGCTAAAGGCATTCAAAGAGATAATAATAAATAAAGCTAGCGAGCAATTATTAAGCAGCGACAGCCTTAGCGTGAACTTTGAGAGTTTGAGTGAAAACAAGGTTAAAGTGAGCTTTGGTTGGGATGTGAAAGTAAGTGATGTCGATACTTTAGCCGTGCTTTTGGGTGATAAATTTGAGCTACTTGTAAAGGCTGAGACGACTTACAAAGCAGAAAAAAGGCTTAAAGAACTAGCCTTAAATGATGACGCCTTAAAAGAGTGCTTGGAGATAAAAGAAAAAGCCCCAAGCGTGAGCTTAATATAAGATTTATAGAGCGGTTAAGGACCGCTCAATTAAGTCTTAAATTCAAGGAGAAAAAATGACAACTAAAGAGATGATTGAAGTTATGGAGGCTTATGAAAGAGGCGAAGAGATACAGTGTATAAGGAGTGATTATTGTGATAAAGATGATTACTGGTGGAAAGATCTTAAAGAGCCTACATGGGCTTTTGATGAATGTGATTATCGCATAAAACCAAAAAGACTAAGGCGAGGACCTAAATTCAAAGTTGGCGATAAGATAATAAATAAAAGTTACTGCGATGGTGGGACCTTGAGTACTGATGATATTCACACGGTTGTAGAGCTAAAAGATGATTATTATATAACTCTTTGCGATGCAAAGCTTAACTTTAAATTTGCAGATGAAAACTGCGTAAATATAAGCGATTGCTTATGGTTTTGGGAAGTACAAGAAAGAGAGAGTGATAAATGGTTTATTACCTATACAAGATGTAATTTTACTAGTATATCGGAAAAATATGAAGCATTCTTTTATACAAACCACACACCTATTTATTCGCTTGGTGCAAGATTACCAAAGAGTAAATAATGCTTGAGATACTTAATTTGGTAGCACTTGTTGTTGGTTATATCCTTTTAATAGTTGCTTCATATTGCGCTATTGCAATAGTTTGTATGATAATCTATACAAGCATAACAAAGAATTTTCTAATAGAAATGGGAGATGAAAGATTTGAGCTATGGCTTGATAACATAAAATATAAAAGAAGTGAGTATAAAGCAAAAAAGATGAGGGAATTCCAATGAGCGATGTAAAACAATCAAAAAGCTTATCAAATTTGGCACTAATCCTAAACGATCTCGATGAAATGATAGAAGATCTCAGCGATGCCATTAGTGTTGATGATACTGAAGAAATATATGAGAACGCTAAGGCTATTGTGGAATACTACCAAAAGACAAAGAAAAAGCTAAATTTAGATTAATTTTTATGCACTTTAAAGCCCCACTTATGTGGGGTACCCCAAAATAGACTAATTTATCAAGCTTTTAAAAAGCGTTTAAAGGCTTGATAAAGTGGTTTTTATGTTTTTGCACCACCTGAGCAAAGCCCAGCTGTTGCCACATTGCTAAAGTCCTAGGCAAAGATGCCTGGTACCTACTTGAAATAATGTTTTATGGGCTTAAAAAGGCTTTTTTAAGTGTAAAAATAGTATAATAAAACATCAAAAAAGGGATAAAATGAGCGAGAATTTGATTAAAAAAACCTGCAAAGAACTAAACTTGACCTACAAGCAGTTGGGCGAGCTTATTGGGTATTCTGAGAGTGCTTTAAATAACGCTTCAAGACAAGACAAAATAAGTGAGCCTTTGAAATTTGCTATAAATTTATACCTTGAAAATTTGAAATTAAAAGAAGAGTTACAAGACTTTCAAACTCTTAAAAGAATTATACAAAAAACACTTTAAAAGTGTTTATTTTATACAAACAAACACAAATAAAGCTTTAAAACCTTGACATTAACATAAAATAAGTGTATAATTATTCTATCAAAACACAAATAAAGTGCTTTGATAGAAAGGAGAACACGATGAAAAAGTTAAGATTACTAACGATAATCTTACAAATCGCCTTTTATATAACGGCGATTTTAAAAGTTTTGTTTAGCTAAACAAAATCCCCCGAAAGGGGGCTTTATCGTGTTCCCTTTTGATATTATAACAAAATTTTATAAAGGAGTAAAAAATGAGTTTAGATTTTATCTTAGTTATCATACTAGCGGCGTGGGTTGGTGTGTGTGAAATTCGCATAACCAGAGCTGAAAAAGAAATCAAAAGCTTAAAGGAGCAAAAATGAACTCAGTAATAGTTATAAATGATTGTGAAGTTAAGTTTGAAGTAGTAAATAGCGAGATATTTACCAAACCCAGCCGTAAAGCCCCTAGCTTTAGCTATGGGGATATAAGGCTTTCTCAAAAAAATTAAAATCTATTGTATTATTTAATCAATTATTGTATAATTCAATTTATGCAAAAAATAAAATATAAATCTAATCATAATATAGTCTATTCTTGTAAATATCACATTATTTGGTGTCCTAAATATAGGCGTAAAGTATTAGTTGGTGAAGTTGAGAAAAGACTAAAAGAGATAATTATACAAGTTGCAAATGAGTTAAATGTTGAAATTATAGAGATGGAAACAGATAAAGACCATATTCACATTTTAGCTGATATTGATCCTGGTTTTGGAGTGATGAAATTTATAAAAACAGCAAAAGGCAGAAGTAGCAGAATTTTAAGAGATGAGTTTGCTTTTTTAAAGTCAAGATTGCCTACTTTATGGACTAATTCTTGTTTTATATCATCAGTTGGTGGAGCACCACTTGAAGTTATTAAGCAATACATTGAAAATCAACAAATTAGCGAACGCCCTAAACAAAAACAAAAATGGAAAAACTATGTTGCTAACATACAAATATAAACTTTATAAGTCTAAAAAAACAAAACATATAGATGAACTTATAGATATAGCTTGTAGCATTTATAATCATTGTATAGCCCTACATAAAAGGCACTATAAACTTTATCATAAAAGCCTAAACAAAGTTAAGCTTCAAAAACACTTAACTAAATTAAAAAAGCTAAATAAATATAAAAAATGGAATAACTTAGGCTCACAAGCAATTCAACAAATAACCGAAAGAATAGATAATGCTTATAAAAAATTCTTTAAAAAACAAGGCGGACTACCTAGCTTTAAAAAGCGTATTAAATACAAATCTTTCACTTTAAAAGGAAGTGTGGGTTATAAACTAGAAGATAATGTTATCTCTCTTAATGGCTATGATTATAAATTTAGCAAAAATCAAACAATAAATGCTGATGATAAAATAAAAACTATAACCATTAAGAGAGATAATTTAGGCTCTTTTTATATCTGTGTTAGTTTAGAAACAAAGGATAAAGCTCATACCACAACAGGTAAAAGCGTGGGTATAGACTTTGGTCTTAAAACATTTCTAACACTTAGTGATAACACTAGCTTTAACTCGCCCCTAATTTATCTTAAATCTTTAAAAGAGCTTCAATCTAAACAAAGGAAGCTTAGTTTAAAGAAAAAAGGCTCAAACAATAGAAAAAAAGCTAAATTAGAATTAGCTAAATTTCATATAAAATTAGCTAATCAAAGAAAAGATTATTTCTTTAAACTCTCAAATGAGTTAGCTAAAAAATACGACAATATTTTTATTGAAGATTTAAATTTAAAAGCTATGGCTAAAATTTGGGGTAGAAAGATAAATGATTTAGCGTTTAATGAATTTATTAATATCTTAGCAACTAAAACAAATGTTATTAAGATTAATAAATTTTATCCAAGTTCTAAGACTTGCAGTTGTTGTGGATATATCAAAGAGGATTTAAGTCTTAAAGATAGAATATTTGATTGCCCTAATTGCAAAACAAAATTAGATAGAGATTATAATGCTAGTTTAAATATTTATAGAGTTGGGGCATCAACTCTTAGAGGAGAATTTGTAAGACCTACAAAAGTAGGCTAGATTTGTTGATACTAGAAACCCCCGCATTTATGCGTGGGGAGTATGTCATAATAAAAAACTAAGCCAAAATGAGAAAGAAAACATCATAAAGCTTTATAAAAACGGGCTATCTCAAGCTGAAATTTGCCGCCAAACAAATCGAAGCGACACAGCAGTAAGAAGCGCTATAAGGAGTGCATTGTGAGAAGTATAAGTATAGATGATTTGGACAATATAAATAACGCTAGGGATTTTTTAATGATGCTAAACGCTATTTTACTAGGTTGGCATAAAGGCGCCGACGAAATAGATATAGAAATGATCAAAGCTGCTTGCGGTGAACTATACTTTAAGAGCTTTGACCATATTAGCAATTTAAAAAATATAGGATAAATATCTTATATTTTCGCTTCGCTGGTCGGCTTTTACTCCAACCGACCTTTTTAAACACACTGAAATATTATCATAATTAACTTAAAATTGTCTAAAAAAGCCTGTTAAAACAAAAAAAGGAAGATAGATGCATACACTAAATTTACTGCCTGATATAAAGCTAAAAACGGATAGATATAAGCTTGGTATGGGGCTTGCACGCGCTGGGCTAAAAGAGAGTTTGCATAAATTTATAAAAAATGTAACATGCGAGGATGAAAGGCTAACTATAGTTTTTTGCCATAATATGGCTAAATTTGAATTTGAACAAAGCAAAGAACAGTTTTTGGAGTCTGCTAGGGTTTATTATAAAACACACGCAAGAGACTTTAAGACCTTAAATTTCATTCCAAAAAGGATAGAGGCAAAAGTGGACTATTATAAGAAGCCTTCTAAATACGATCCATTTGCTATCACAACCCAGCTCAATCCGCCTGCAAAAAAAGCAACAAGCCAATTCCAAAACAAAGCAACAAACCCGTTGGTTCATGCAGGATTTGAGAGACTGCGTGAAATAATAAAAAAGCAAGGAGAGTAAAATGACTGAGAAACAAGCAATGCTAAGAAAGCAATTGCTTAGCAAAATTCACACTGCAAAACGCTACAAAGAGCTAAAAGAAAATGACGCGTGGGAGATGTTTTTAGACTGTCATTTTAAGACTACAAGCTCATCAGTTTTAAGCATAAAAGAGCTTTATTCTTGTTTAGATCTTTTGCACGGAAAGGCCCTTGAAGCTGAGGAGATAGATACTAAAGGTAGAGAGCTTATAGCAAGGGCTAAAAAGCAGCTTAGCTCGCCTAATCAAGTTGATAGATTAAAAACAGCTATGAACGCCATAGGCTGGAGTGAGAGCCAGCTTAAAATGTTTATTATAAAAAAACTAAAGATAATCGCAGATCCCTTTAAACTAAACGTTAAAAACACAAGCAAAATTATCTATATTTTAGATAAAATTGCGAAAGGAAAAAAACAGTGATATGCCCGTTTTGCGCAAATGATAAAACAAGAGTAGTTGCAACTATAAAAGGTTTAGAAAACAGACGCTTTAGATATTGTTTTAAGTGCAAAAAAACGTTCGAAACAAGCGAAAGCGTGCTTATAAAAGAGCTAGATTGGCAAGAGCTAAAAGAATATAAGGAAGAGACAAAAGATGTATGATAAAGATCTACTTACAAAACTGCTTAAAAGCAAAATTGCAAAATCAAAAAGCAAAGATGAACTTATAGAGGAGCTTCTAAGATATCTTGGCAAAGAAAATCAAAAAGCCTTAAAAAATGCGATTGATGAGCTGTTTTTGATGATAGTAACTAGCAAGGATGATGTAAATTTGCAAAGCCTAATTGAAAATAAGATAAACGCGCTTGAGCTAAATATTCCAAATATAAATTATGAAGAGATTTACTCTAAATTTGCAAGTGATGTTGTGCCACAATTAAGCCCACGTAATGAAGCTCCTTTATCTTTTAGCTTTGATACAACAGATATAAAAGCACTTGAAGTAATGCGTAAGAATTTTTACTGGATGAAAGGTGACTACAACGAAAAAATAAGCAATGAACTAAAAGATATAACTGAGAAAGTCTTTAACGGGCAAATACCAAGAGCTGAGATGGCAAGCGCCCTAAAAGAGAAGTTTAAAGGGGTATTATCTGCAAATACTAGCTACTTTGAAGGGGTGAGCGATCATATCATAAGCCAAATGCAAAATATCGCAAGAGTAAATCAAGCTAGTAAATATGGCGTTACACACTACAAAGTAGTAGCAAGGATAGATAGCCGTACAAGTGATATCTGTAGAAGCATGAATGGACGCATAATCCCTGCTAGCCATATAGAACGCCAAAGTAACAATATCCAAAACGCTAAAAGTATAAGCGAGAAAAAAAGCGCTGCTATTTGGAGAAATGAGCCGTTTTTAGGTAAAATGCTTCCAAGTAACTTTGGTCTTCCACCTTATCATTTTAGATGTAGGACTGAGCTTGTGCCTGTGTGGATTGATAGTGAAGAGATAGATGGCGTAACTATGACAAGCACAAGCCCATTAAATAAAGATGAAGTAGTAAAGCATATAGATAAGACTGGGATTGAGCGAGTTTTAAAAAATAATAATACCCACATAACCAAAAAGCATAAAGAAAGCAGTGTGAAAAATATAGTAAAAGCCCTAAATTCTATAAATACAACTGCTCCAAACAAAGACAATAGATATATAAATGCCTTTAGCGACAATGGGTATTTTATAGTTTTTAACGGCAATGAGATAGTGACCTGCTATAGACCAAATGAGAACAAAAAAGTGGCGTTTGATTACTTCAAAAGAAGATCAGTATATGATAAAAAAGAGGTGATAAAATGGAAAATCGTAAATTTAATATAGAGTATTTGGGTGTAGAGTGGTTTATAGAAGCTCCAAGCTATGATGAAGATAAAGCAAAAAAGCTTAAAATAATTGCACCTATAACATCTGTAATAGATGGCAAAATAGCCCAAATATTTGATATCTTAACCCCGCAACAAGAAGACATAGAAGAAGCAAAAAAATATAAAGAATTTCACGAGATTTGCGACTTTGAAGTATTATCAAATGGTTATAAATTTACAGGAACATTTATAGATGCCTTAGAGTATATAAAGGCAAATTTTAGTTAAATTTATAAGTTCATTTAGAAATTTATTATATAATGCATAAATGAATGAGTTAATTAAAAATATTGGTTTAGGATTATTTGTAAATGGTAGCTATGCACTGCTTAATGGAACTGCTGAGCTACAACCATATTTGATAACCATTTTAAGCATATACATAATGTATAAAGCTATAAAAAGAGATAAGGAACAAAAATGAGTGGATTAAATATTATATTAGCCTTTGCTGTGGTGGTGGCTTTGTTTGTGACATTTTATCCAAACAATAAAAAAGATAAGAATAAAAGCCAATTTAAAAAGCATTAAAAAAGCTATTTAAAAGCCTTTTTAATATCATTTATAACCTTACTTTTTACTTCAGCATCAAGGGCATTTTTAGCCTTTGAAAATCCTCCACTTTTTATATAATTATCCAAAGCATTCTCTAAATATGGCTGAGCTTTGGTGCCTGGATGATTTACTTGCTTACCAAAATACAACCCTGCTTTTTTATTTGCCAAACCTTTTGCTTTTTTAACTCTTATGATATGTGGCTTCGTGCCGTAATGGACAAATTTAGCATAAGGTACTAGGGTTGTATTGCCTATAGTCACGCTTTTGTCATCTACGTTAATTACCACAATATCTTTTTTAAGATTACCGGTTTTATATGGCGCAATGCCTTTGGCGACGCCTACTGTCTCATCGCCAACTCTAAATAGAAATTTTTTAAAGATGTGTTTCATTAGATAATTAATGCTCCCCCGCCCTTTTTGGCTTTAACCACGCTAACATGGCTAAGAGCTAATGCTAAAGCCCAAAACCTATCTGCGTGTCCGTATTCGTTGCGTTTGGCATCGTATTTAAAACTTTTAGCTCCAATGGTTCTTTTTATAGCGTGAATGTCGGCTATTAGAAGCGGATCATTTGGAATGCTTATAAGCTTATCTTCAAATGCTTTTTTCAGATTTAACGCCATCTCTTCTTTTCTAGTATTACTAAACCAAACTCCGCTCACTCTGCTTCTAAATTTATCGTGGATATTTTCTGCTAGATTCATACCAATACCCGTTTTGTCAATTTTTAGAACACTTAGCGGATACGTTTTTAAAAAACTAGTTAAATGCTCTTTTTGCTCGTCAAATTTAGCTTTGGCTAGGACATCCATCATAGCTACTATATAACGCCCGCCCTGCGACAAGGAGCGTTGCCCCCTTGCCCTATTTGTTACATCTTCCAAAACAACTCCAGCTAAAGTACTTCTATCGCTTACTCTACCTATATCGTATCCAGCGTAAATAACCTGATTGCTTTTTGGTGTATAATAACTAGCTTTGTCATACACGCAAGATTTAATAAGCGCGATTGAAAGCAAGCTGCTCTCATCATCGACAAACTGACACTCATAAGCCGATGCCCAAGTATCAGCGTCAAAGAGATTTCGCATAGTCTCAAGGTCAAAATCAAGCCCATCTTCAATGGCACTATAAATGCTAACGCAAAAGCGTTTAAACATATAGTATTTACTCTCATCACTATAAAGCTCATGGAACAAACTTCGCTCCTCAAACGGCGTTGAAAGTATCGTTAAACGCCCTTTAATAGCTCCAATACTAGGCACAAAAGCATGCCAAATTTTTTTAGGGTTTGGATACCAAGCAAACTCATCCATCCAAATATCCCCAGTAAATCCTTGCACGGTTCTAAAATTATGAGCTAAAGCCTTGATAATAGCTCCATTTGGCAAGGTTATTTCATGCTCACTATCTTTTGCAAACTCTACGCCAAATTCACTAGCCCATTTACGTAAATATCTCATCAATATAAGCGCTTGTTCTTCGCTAGCGCTTAGAAATAGCTGGTTCCGACCAGCTACAGCGCCTATGAGAGCATCAGCAGAGCTAACATAAGAAAATCCTATTTGGCGTGATTTTAGCACTATTCTAAAACTATCATCGCTTTGTAAGAATTCTTTTTGATAGCCGTATAAATTGCCCTTTTCAAGTATGCGTTTTTTTAGTTCACTTGCAACAGGACTACTCAAATTTAGCATAGGGCGTGGTTTGTCTTTGATACTTTTAATCTTTTTTACGCCGTTTTCGAGCTTGGCTAGAGCTGATATGAGTTCGCTTAGCATAACGACGTCGTCGCTATTGTCGCTGCTAGCCAAGCCACTAGCTCCACGCTCTATTAAAGCCCCGCTTGTGGGGTGCCCCTGATTAATATTTATTTTTTTGCTTAATTCCTCTATTTTTTGTTTTGTAAATTTAATTGCATTTTCTATGCTTAAACTCTCTTTTTGATGGTCTTTTTGCCATTTAGCAAGCGTTGGTCTAGAAACTCCTGTTTGCTTGGCTAGTGCTAAAGCTGAAACTCCACTTTTAAGCAAATTTACACACTCTTCTTTGAACTCTTTTGTATATGTCACAATTCGCCTTTTTTTTGCATTTTTTACCTTAATGCTTATCGGTATAAGCATTAAAGCCTTTTAAACGTTTTTAAACGCCTTTTGAAAGCATTTAAAAAGTATATTTTATGTTCTTTAGCGCAATGGCAAAGCCATTACTAAGAACCAATACTAAAGTCCCCGTTGTCACGGGGCACCCCATAATGCAAAAACATTGCATTTTTTAAATATTCTTTTGCCACCCCAATATACTTCTAGCTTCTTGAACACTTAATATCCCACTTCCTACAAGGGTTGTTACTATCTCTCCATCATCTTTAAAACTTGTAGTATCCATAGCTTTTAGTACTACTTTTATTCCAATATTTGCAAAAAATTGCTCTATCAATTCTATCTTTGGTTTTATCTCAAGCTCGTTAAACATTTGAAGCTGACCGCTTAGCTCCCCGCTACCGCCAAGAGCAGAACCTTGTACTATACCTAAAAGACGCGGCGGAATAGCATGAGCGACTGCTATTTCGTCTCTAGCTACGTTTTTTAGTTCTTTAAAGCTAAGATCATTTATTTTGCCTAACTCTTCAAAGCGGATTTTAGCGTCTTTATCACTTGCGCTGTTTTCTCCGTAAATTATAAGAGTCTTGTGTGAGTTATTATAGCCTCTAAAGCTATTGCCAAAAAACTCTTTAAATGCTGTTATCTGCTCACCGCTAGGCTCTGCGTTTTCGTAGACTATGGCAAGGTCTGGTCTTGCTCCATTATCAAAAAACTTATCATTATACAGATCTGCTTTTTGGTTTATTAAGATTTGTTGTAAAGCTGCTAAGTAGTCTGGTTCGCCATAATACCTGCTATTTGGGCTGTAGTAAAAAAAATGGTATCCCTCTAGCTCGTTAATTTTTTCTCCAACTTTTTGGAATAGGCTTCTATCTTTTTTTACTCTCATTTCGTTTGCCGGTAAATTATAAAGAAAAAATGTACTATTACTACCGGCTTTTTCTATTGCCGCATTACCATAAAGCTCCAAATTTAAAGCAAAGATATTTAAAAATGTCTTTGGGGTAATGTTTGGCGGAAGAAATTTATAAAGGTCGCTATCTTCTAGCTCGATTTGGCTTAGAAGCCCGGCTTTTATCTTTATAGCGCGCCTGTGATAAACGTTTGCGTAATATGCATCTAAAAGCTGGTCGAAGCTAAAAAATGGCTCTATAATCCCATTTAAGGAGGTAGTCTCCTCCCTTATTTGTAAGCTTTGTTTTGCGTCTTTTTCTATAAAAAATCTATTCATAATTTCTCCTGCAAAGTAAAAAAGCAAAGTTAGCACAAAAAAAGATTTAAAAATATCTATATAGCCATATATAGAATGACTAAATTTATAAAAACTTTTAAAATGCACGCAATAATTTTTGGAGGATAAACATGGCTAAAAGGCTTAAAGATATAGCTATAACGCATATTTCTTTAGTAAAAGAAGGTGCAAATGGCAAGAGTGTAATTTATAAGAGCAAAGACGCGCTAGAAGACTATTTTAGGAGCGTAAAAATAGCTAAAAGCGATACAGAAAAAGGAATTGTTTATGGCATTGTCTACAGTCCAGACGAAATAGATACGCAAGGAGACGCAGCTAGTGCAGCAGAGATAGAAAAAGCAGCGTTTGCCTTTATGAAAGGACTAAATATAAGAAATGTAGATAGAGACCATAACTTTAACCCAGAAGGCGCTTTTGTCGCTGAAAGCTGGATAGTTAAAAGCGGAGATCCGCTATTTCCGGGTGAAAAAGAAGGAAGTTGGGCTGTAGGCATCAAGCTAGAAGACGCTGAGCTAAGAGACGCGGTTAAAAAAGGCGATCTCAAAGCACTATCGATGGCTGGGAGCGCGATAAGAGAAGATTTGAGCGATGATGGGCTTTTAAAAAGCATTTTAAAGGGGTTTGAAACTATTTTAAAAGGTTTTAACGCAGAAAAAAATACAAAAGAAGGAGAGCAGTTGGAAAAAGAAAAAGAAGTAGCAGAGGTGATTAAAAGTTTAGGAAGCATAAAAGAAAAATTTAATGAGCTAGACACTTTAAAGCAAGACATCGACGAGCTTAAAAATGAGCTTAAAAAAAGCAAACAAGAAAATGCTACACAAACAAATGAAAACGATATAGGAGGACTACTTTAATGGCTAAAAACTTAAGAGAATTGCTAAAAGCTACAGGAACTATAAACGCTGTAGATATGTATTCTACCTCTACTTTGCGTCCAGAGGTTTCAAATAAGATAATTAAGACCATAATCGACAAATCAGACTTTTTAAGCAAGGTGACTTTGGATAAAACAAAGAAGCTAAGTAAGAGTTTTGATACTTGGAATTTAGCCAGCGGGATATTGGTTCGTGTGAATTCTGGAGATAAGCCAACCAACGCGCAACGCCAAAAAATCGGCGTAAGCTCTGTTTTAATAGAAAATAAAGTTGTCCAGCTTTTTGCAAAAATTACGCAAGATACATTAGAAGATAACGCAGAAAACCCAGATTTTGAAAATGAGACATTTGATAGCTTTGCGACTGCATTTTCCAATGATTTGCAAAATCTAGGGATGATAGGAGTAAAAGACGATTACGCAGAGTCTAAATTTGAAAATCTAAACAAGGGCTGGTTTACGCTTGCAAAAGAGAGCACTAAAACAAAAAAACTAGAACACAAAGCAGCTAGTAAAATAACAGATAGGCTGATTGCCATGGTAGAAAACGCAAACGAAGACGTATTGGACCAAAGCGTTATAATAATAAGCAAAAAAGATCTAATAGCTTACAATAAAGAGATTGGCGGTAAAAATGGCGGATTATCAATTTTGCTAAATAAAGGCGCAGACAATATCCTTGGCGTACCGCTAATTGGCGCAAGTTTTGTAAAAAGCGGCGAATACATGCTAACTCCACTTAAAAATCTTATTTTTTCAATCGGGCTTGATATAAGAAGGCAACGCTGGTATGACAATGAAGAAAGCTCTTTGAAGTATAAATTTGAAATATTTTGTGATTATCAAATCGGTGTGCCTGAATGGGTAGTTTTAAGCACTACAAACGAAGCAGACAGCGACGGCGATGGAGTTTGAAAAATTAAAAGAGAGTTTGGAAGCTAGAGCTAAAGCTTCCTTGCTAAATCCAAATGAAATAACCCAAGAAGCCCTAGAGTTTAGCACAAATGAAACACTAGAGTTTTGCAAAGGGAAAGAAGTGCAAAGCTGGGCGGTTATGGATTTTGCTATGACTAGACTAAAAATTTATCTAAAAATAGAGCTAAGTGAGGCAGATATTATCTTGCTAAAAAATGCCTGCAAAGAGATAGATGCTTCTAAGATCACAGAAGGCGCTGGCGGTGGGTTGCTATGGGCGGCGGTTTAAAAAAAACAGTTGAGCTTATAGAAAAAACATTTGCTGGTGTGAAATTTATAAGCGCTAATGGGTATATAAATCAAGCTGGTTTATATTTAAGCTTTAATGGTCTAACTCCGCTAAATGCGCTATGCGATAGTGCACACTTTAGTATATATTTTTGTGCAAATAGCCTAGAAAACGATAACTTTGCAGCGCTTACCCAGATAGATGAGCTTAGAGAAAAGGTGTTCAAGCTTGGAGCTAATTTAGGCGAGAACCTCTTTAAAAATTGTGAGCTTATAGCAAATAAAGACTCAAGCCTTTATACGTACGCTATAAACTTTACCATAAATTTAAATGGAGAAAAAAATGAGTAAAACAACAAGATTAGCAGCAGGAGAGATAAGATTTGCACCCTACTTAAATGACGGGACTTTAGGAGAAGAGATAGTCTTAGGCTACAACCAAAGAGCCACTCTAAGCCGCACCGCAGAGACCAAAGAATTGCTGAGTAACGACGAGAGTTTAGGGTAAGCAACTGGAACATAAATTCTATAAAATTAGATAAAATAATATAAATATTTTATATAATTAACTTGACATAAAAATCCAAATTTAATATAATTAGCCTATGAGTAAATTATTATCAATAGGACAAGCTTCAAAAGCTCTTGGGGTTACTATTCAAACACTTAGAAACTGGGATAAAAAAGGATTATTAAAACCTGATGAATTAACTCGTGGTGGAGAGCGTAGATATAAATTAGAAACTTTAAAAAATATAAATAAAAATATAGTTTTTAAAAATGATAATTTAAAAACCATAGCTTATGCAAGAGTTAGTTCAAATGACCAAAAAGATGATTTAATTAGACAAGTTCAAGTATTAGAGTTATATTGTTCTAAACAAGGCTTTAATTATGAAATAATACAAGACTTAGGTAGTGGAATGAATTATTATAAAAAAGGCTTAACTAGACTATTAAATTTAATACTAGATGGAGAAGTTAAAAGACTTGTTTTAACTCATAAAGATAGATTATTAAGATTTGGAGCTGAATTAGTATTTGCAATATGTGAAGCTAAAGAAGTTGAAGTAATAATTATTAATAAAGGCGAAGAGAATGTTAAATTTGAAGAAGAGTTAGCCAAAGATGTCTTAGAAATAATAACAGTTTTTTCAGCTAGGCTTTATGGAAGTAGAAGTAAAAAGAATAAAAAGCTAATAGATGAGATGAAAGAAGTAGTAAATAATAATGTCAAAAACTAATCAATCAAATTTAATATCAATTTCTCATAAAATAGAATTAAAACCAAACAATAAAGCAATCACTCATTTTAAAAAAGCTTTTGGCTGTTCTCGTTTAGCTTATAACTGGGGACTTGCTAAATGGCAAGAGTATTATAAGCAAGGTGTTAAAAAATCATATTTAGATTTAAAAAAAGAATTCAACGCTATTAAAAAAGATCAGTTTCCATTTGTTTATGATGTTAGTAAATATGCAACTCAACAACCATTTTTAAATTTAAATCTAGCTTTTAATAAATTTTTTAGAGATTTAAAACAAGGCAAGTTAAGTTATCCAAAATTTAAAAAGAAAAAAGAAAATTTCGGTAGTTACTATATAGGCGGAGACCAAATTATAATTAAAAATGAAAAATATCTAAAAATTCCAAATTTTGGACTTGTAAAAATAAGAGAAAAGCTTAGATTTAATGGTAAAATAAATAGCGTAACAATTTCACAAAAAGCTAATAAATTTTATGCCAGTTTTAGTATGCAAATATCTCACGATGAATATAATAAAACTCATAAAATTAAAAATCTAAATAATCAAAGCATAGGTATAGATTTAGGTATAAAAGAGTTTGTTTGTTTATCTAATGGCTTAATGATAAAAGCCCCAAAGCCCTTAAATAAGCTAACAAGACTTTTAGTTAAAAGACAAAGAAGGCTTTCTAAAAAGCAACACGCAAAAACCAAGCAAGAAGCAATTAATGGAGTTAAAAAGTCAAATAATTATCTAAAAGAATCTAAAAAATTAGCTAAACTTCACTCTAAAATAGCAAATATTAGAAGTGATTTTTTACATAAGCTTTCTAGTATAATAATTAAAAATTATGATTATATAGGACTAGAAAATTTAAACACACAAGGGATGATGAAAAATCATAAATTAGCTAAATCTCTTGTTGATGTCAGTTTAATAGACAATTAGAATATAAAGCTAATTATATGCAAAAAGAAATTCATAGAGTAGATAAATTTTATCCAAGTTCTAAAACTTGCTGTGTATGTGGAAACATAAAGCAGGATTTAACATTAAAAGATAGAATTTATAAGTGCAAATCTTGTGGAAATATTATTGATAGAGATTTAAATGCAAGTATTAATTTACACAAGTTTGTAAATGAAACAGTAGGAATAGTTAATTCCGAATTTACGCCTATGGATTTGACGGCTCTGCTAGATGATTTAGCAATAAATCAAATAGTAACCAGCAAGGTTGAAGTAGGAATACAACAAAAATTCTATTAGTATAGTTTTATATATATTTATAGAATTTTATAGGTTTGTAGTAACGGCAAAGCGTAGCAGAGCTAGAAACTAAGGTTACTTACGAGTTTAGCACAGAGATAGGAGATCTTAGCCTTAAGAACATAGCTATAGCATTTAAAGGTCTTGTAGAGACTAAAAATTACGCCCCTGGTGATATTTTTTGGAATGGTAAAACTTTGCTAGATGGATCTAGCGCTATAACTAGCGCAAAAGTCGGGGATTTGGTTATCAAAGACTCTAAAATTTACACTATTGCAGAAGCTATAACAAGCTCGACCGAATTTGCAGATATAAAAACCGCAAACAAAGTCTATAAAGCAAGCTCAAGCTTCATAAAACCAGAAAAAAAGACAAACAACGTCGGTAGGCTGATATTTGATGGGAAAAATCTAAGCACAGGAAAGCTGCAAATTCTTATAATCCCAAAAATAAATTTAAAATTCGACGGCGATTTTACCATCGTTGGAGATGATTTTGCGAAGCTATCTTTAAAAGGCAAGGTTTTAAGACTAGAAGGACAAGAGCTATTTACTTTAATAGATGGAGAAAACGATGAAAACTAGATATCCGTTTGAGCTAAAAATAGATGATAAAACATATGCTTTGGAGTTCGTTGAGATTAATAAAAGCAGTGCCAAAGAGTTAGCTAAAGAGATAAAAAAATTTAGTGATGAGATAGAAAAAATAGAGATTATAAGAGATGAAATAGAGCACACAAAAGCAACTATAGAGATAAATAAAGAGCTTGCAAACTCACTTATAGGCTCAGAAAAGATAGAAATTTTAAAAGAGAATAAAGAGCTTTTAAAAATCCTTGAAAACAAAAACAAAGCTCTAAAGGCTGCAGAAGCTAAAGAAATTTCCATAGATGAACTTGCTAAAAAACGTTTTGGTTTTTGCATTGCAGGAGAGAGTGCTAATAAGCTAAAAATCGACTTAGATAGTCTTGGAATAAGCTATAGCGCAGTTATGAGCGCGATCGATGAAGAGGTCGCGAGGAGCAAGGAAAAAAAGTAGAACGAATTCTTGCTTGCGTGGAAGCTAAGATGAGCCCAGCTGAGTTTGGCTTAAGTGAGTATGAAAGTATGCTTCTTGGTGGGCTAAATTTAAGCGCTGGATTTGAAGTGGGATTTGGGGCTAGCTATTGCAAATGCGATAGCCTGGTCTTAAAAGAGTACTGCAAGAATTGCGGAATTGATTTTTTATGGGCTTATAGCGTCTTTAAAAGATACGCTAATGTTTTAAATAGGGCTGAAGACTAAGAGTCTTGTTTATATTTATGTGGGTTGAGTTTATAATCAAGCCAAATAGCAAGGGGAGATAGAAAGATGAAAGAAATAATCCAAAAAATCGTTTCTTTAAAATTGGTTAGCGCAATGACTAATAAAATAGAGATAAAAACAGTCTTGAATAAAATTTTAAAGTCATGCATCATTTCTATATCCTTTTTTATCATTATGCCATATTTTAGGCTAAAAAATGACAAATGATGATTTAAAAATAAAAATAACCATAGACGCAGACACTAAGCAAGTTATAGTAGCTAAAAATGAAGTAAATAAGCTAGGTAGCAGCTTACTTGGGACAGATGCCGCGGCAAATTCTCTAAAAAATTCTATTAAAGGCGCTGCTTACAGTATAGCTGGTATGGCTGGAATAGTTATAAGCTTAAAAGAACTTAGCAGTACTTTTATAAAAACAGCTGATGCAATAAAAGATTTAAATAGCAGGTTAAGGCTTGCTAGCACAGATCTGAACGAGTTTAAAAAGCAACAAATAGAGCTTTTTAAGGTGGCTCAAAGCTCGTATTCTAGCCTCTCTGATATTACGAATTTGTATATAAAGATGAGTGGTAGTTTAAAACAGGCTAATTTTAATACAGAACAGATAACAGACGTAACGCAAACCTTTACAAAAGCCCTGCAACTTGGCGGAGCAAGTGTGCAAGAAGCAAGTTCTGCTATACTCCAATTTAGCCAAGCCATGGGAACTGGAGTTTTGAGGGGAGAAGAATTTAACAGCGTCAATGAAGCTAGTCCAAAACTTATGGCTTATCTAGCCCAAAGCATAGGAGTGCCTGTAGGTGCGCTTAGAAACTTAGCAGAACAAGGAAAGCTAACTGCAAATGTAGTAGCCAATGCACTTTTGGACGCAAAAAATATTATAGAAGAGGATTTTGCAAGCCTACCCATAACCACGGCAAGAGCAGCCGCAATTCTAAAAAACGAAATGGCTAGCATGATATCTAGTATAGATAAAGAGCTTAATATAACAAACGCATTGTCTGGTGGAATTAAATTGTTTTCTGATGTTATAAAAGAGAATAAAGACACTATAGCATCTATTCTTGGTGTGGTAAAAGATTATGGCGTATTATTAGCCAAATTGGGTGTAGCTTACTATTCTATAAAGGGCTTAGCAGTAGCATACAATGCTACGCTAGGAGCGCTAAGCGCACAAACTGCCTTGGCTGGCGCGGCAACAACTAAAAAAGCAGCAGCATTAAATACCCTAGCAGCAAGTATTGATAAGGCCAAGCAAGCAGCGCATGGCTTACAAGCCGCTTTTATGCGAATTTTGCCCGCAGCTGTTATAACTGGCGCGCTAATTGGCTTACAAAAAATACTAGAGATGATAGATAAAAATAAAGCAGCAGTAGATGCATTTAATAACTCTATTGGTTTAAGCATTAAAGAAATGGGAAAATTGAGTAGTGCATCTATTTCTAATGCTTTAATAGGCGCTAGAGAAGAGTATAAAAAACTTACAAAAGAGTTTAATGACATAAACAGAGATTTGCGGCTAAATTACGACTTTAATTATCTTGGTAATGGCGCAGCAGTACCTGCAAAGTTTGCAAATAATGATTATGTGATTAAACAAATGGCTAAATTAGATGAACTAAAAGCCAAGATACAAGAAACAAAAAAGGTACAAGCAGATCTTTTAAATGTTAATAAAAAAAGAAGTGAGCAAGGCGCAGAGCAAACAGCTATAACCTCTAAAAAATTAATAGAATTGCAAAACGAGACACAAATTCTAAACAACCGGTTTAAGGACATTAAGATACCTGTAGAACTAACAAAAGAGTTAGAAGAGGTAAAAGCTAGTATAGTAAGAATAAAAGAGCTAGGCAAAGAAGAAAAGAGTGGACTAGACGCTGATACTTTAGATAAGGCTATAGCAAAAAAAGCGGAGCTAGAAAAGAAAATAGCCCAAGAGCAAAAAAGAAGCCAAGAAGAAAGTAAAAAAGCAAGGCAAGATGCCAAGAGAGCAAACGCCGTTTATTTAGAAGATAAAGCCGCTTACTACAAGACTATAAAAGATTACGCAAACGCTAATGCTATAGAACTTTTAAAATATGAAAAAGAACTAAACGAAAAAGTACAAAAAGGAAATTTAACAAAGCTAGAAAAAGCTACTGCTTTAAACGCCAAAAAAATAGAACTAGAAAAAGCTACTATTTCGGAAATAAAAAGAATAAACGAAGAAGCCCTAAACAGCGAATTAAGCAAGTTAGACGAAAATATAGAGCTTTATAAAATTACAGCCCAATATCAAAAAATGTCTGCAGAACAAAAGAAAAAAGCAAGGCTAGAAGCGCAGGAGTTTATAAAAAAATATAAAAATCTAAGCCAAAAAGAGATAACAGAAATTTATAAATTCTATGAGCTAGAAGCAGCAAAAAAAGCAGATAGCGCAGTAGATAAATTTAAAAATAGCTTTGAAGAGATAAAAGATAGCTGGAGCGTTACAGTCTCTGCTATGGGCAAAAACATAGAAGACAATTTATTTGATTTTATAACAGGTAAAACAACGTCTTTGAACAACGCTTTTAAGCAGATGGGCAAAGAGATGTTTGCAAGCTTTATAAGCCCATACGCAAGGAGTTTTAGCAGTAGCGCAGCAGGATTATTTACAGGGCTGCTAGGCGGCGGTAGTGGCGGAGTTGCTAGTTTTGCAAATAGTTATGGTTTAGAATTAAAAAACGGAGTTTATAGCGGAGATATAAAAGGAAGCCGAGTTGAAATACTTACTGATGGAACAGTAAAGAGTGGCGGGAATGTTTTAGGAGAGATGCTAAATGTGGGCAGTAGCATTACTAGCGTTGCAAACTTGGCAAATGGAAGCACGCTAACAGGACTATCTGGACTATCTGGACTATCTTTAGGCGGCTTACAGTCTAGTTTGGTAGGCTCTTTATACTCGCCTTTTGGGTTTTTAGCAAATGGAGCTACAAGCCTAGGGATGGGGAGTTTAGCAAGTGGTATAGCAAGTTTTGGGGGTGGATTTGCAAATGCCTTTGGGCTGAACTCTTTAGCGTTTAATGGTTTTGGTAGCGCGTTTGGCGGCGGAATTGCTGCAGGGCTTGGTAGTTTAGCTGGGGGCGCAGCTTTAGGTGGGCTTGGTGGATTTTTAGGAGATAAGCTATTTGGAGTGCAAACTAAAGCAACAGAGATAGGAGCGCTTGGCGGAGCTATAGGAACTGCTATACTTCCAGGTATAGGAACTGCAGTGGGTAGCGTACTTGGTAGCTTAGTTGGTGGAGCATTTGGGACTTGGAAGCAGCACGATTATGGAGTATACCTTGGACGTGATCTAAATGTAGACTCAAGCTCAGCTTTTTCTTCTGCAGATATCCAAAAATACGTCGATAGTGAGAAAAAAAGCTGGTTTGGGAGCAAGAGTAAAACAGATATTAGCGCCTTAGATAACTCTGCTTTAAAAACAATAAATAGCGCAATTTCTAAAGTCTCTTTTTTGCTAAAAGATTTTAGCGCAGGAGAGTTTAATCTACCTGCTAGAAAGTATAATAAAAATACATTCTACGATGAAGCATTAGGCGGAGCAATAATAAGCAGTGTGACTAGCAAAGAGTATAATAAGGCGCTTGACTTTGGAAATCCTGGGGAATTAGAAGCTATTTGGAGAAACTGGGAAGCAGTAGCTAAAGACGCATCTAAAAGCGTGTTTGAAGTGCTAAGCGAAGCAGCGGCTGAAGTTTCTGGGACTATGCAGACTTTAAAAATAGCCAGTTTTAATTCAGATTTAGAAAAACTAAAGTACCAAAGCAACTACGCACTTGATAGCTTTAAGGCTTTAGGCTCAGGGGTTTTAAAAGTCTCTGGGGATATAAGAGATATAGCTCAAATCAGCGCAGAAGATATAAAAAATGCTTATCAAAACGCTATAAAAGCAGATTTTAGCAAAGAAACAATATCTGCTTTTAACGAGCTTGTTAATGCTTATAATAGCGCAACTTCTGCTCAAAAAGCTTATACAGACGCGCTTAAAAGCTTTGTAGAAACTACATATAATGCACTTATAAGTATAAAGTCTGCTTATGGAGATAGTGTAGATACTCTAAGCTTAGATGCTATAAGCGCGCAGTGGGGGCTACTAAATGCAGAGTTAAAAGGACTTTTTCCTACTATACAAGAAGCAGCGCAAGCCTTTAGAAATATGAGTAATGCAGATATGGCGGAATTTCTAAAAGCAGACACAGACCTAAAAAACAGCCTAATTACTAGCACTGCAAAATATATAACTTATGCTAACAATGCCAATGCTAGCTTGCAAAAAGAATATGAAAACTATAAAGCCACCATAGCAAATGCTAACGCACAGATCCTAAAATTGCAAAAAGAAAAAGAAAAAAATAGCCTTGAGTCAACCATAAAAGGGTTTGAGGCTAGTAAGGCTATCTATCAAAAATTATCGGATATAGCCTCTGATCTTAAATTTAAAATTTACGATAAAGCAGAGATAAACGCAGTATATAGCAATTCTTTGCAAAAAGTAAAAGCCGATTTAGCAGGCGGTCAATATAACAGCACTAACATGGATGAGTTGCAAAAGTCTGCATTAGCAAAAGTAGAAAACCTAAAAAATAGCTCTATAAGCGCGGAGCAGTACCGATTTGAAGTGTTAAAAATGGCAAGCCAGATAGAAAATATAGCACCAAAAGACTTTAGGCAAAGCGTGGAAGACTCCTTAAACGCAGCAAATAAGCAGCTTAAAAAACTAGAAGACGCATTAGGAGAAAATAGCGATGCGCAAATAAGCGTTTTAAAAGAGAGTATAAGCTCCGCAACTACGAATTTCGCAAGCTTGATGAACCAAAACGCTGGGCTTTTTGCAACTCTAGGTGGAAACTTTGCAGAAAATTTCAACTCTATTTTAAAAGAGTTTAAAAACGCTAATAAAGCTAATTCAGATCTAGTTTTAACCAGTCCAGTCCAAACATCTTCTAGCAGCAGTAAAACAGTAACTGCAAACGGCGCAGTATTAACAAGCCAAAAGGATTTTGAAGTAAATTCTTACTACCAACAAATTTTAGGCAGAAGCGCAGAAGACGCTGGACTTAGGTACTGGTCAGATAGTCATTTAAATGGAGCGGAGCTAAAAGCTGCTATGGAGTACGCAGTTTGGAGAGAAACAGGCACCACAGACAAAGAGACGCTAAGGCGTATCCAAGAAAAGCAAGGCTTAAAAATGTTCGCAGATGGCGGTATAGTTACTAGACCAACTGCTGCTATGATAGGAGAAGCTGGATACCCAGAGGCGGTTATCCCATTGCGAGGAGGCAGAGGCGTAAAAGTGGATATGGATGGTGCTTTTTATGAGGTGGTAAGCGAACTTAAAGCCTTAAAAGAGGAGCTTAAAGTTATTAGACAAAACGGAGTTTATAACAACAGATTTTTAAACCAAAACAGTGACGGTAGCGCACTTTTAGTAAAGGTTGTATAAACATGACAATACTTGAACCTGTAGGTTTTGAACTGATTTTTAGTAGCGCTAAAGATGAGAGCTATGAGGAGTGGAGTTTAAATAAAAGCGTTATAGCAGATAGTTTTTACACATATAAAAATCGAGTTTATAAAGCAGCTAGTACGTTTAATGCAGATAAATTACCAGACGTGGATGTACGGTTTGTGGATTTTGGGGCTACTAATAAATATAAATTTGTTGACGAGTTTATAAACACACAAACAGAAAATAATGGCTCTTTAGATATTGTAGTTAAGCCAAAAGACAACGTAGACATAGCAACTTTTTTAGGGCTAGAAGGAGAAAATCTTATAATAGAAAACTCCATAGCGCCACTGTATTTTAGAAAAAGTAGAAATTGGTGGGAGTATTTTTATGCAGCCACAAAATATCTAAGAACTATAAGCCTCCCTGTGGATACAAGAACGCAAGACCTTAGTTTTAGCATAACACCTATAAATGGTTTTGCAAGACTTGGGATGCTTATGCTTGGCAAAAGAAGGTATATAGGACAAACTCTATCTGGTGCAAAAAGTGGGCTTGTAGATTATAGCAGGGTAACAAAAGACGCATGGGGCAACGCCACCATAATACCGGGGAAAACTGCAAAAACAGCGGAGTGTAGCGTTGTTATAGAAACCCAAGATATAGACTATATAAGAGACCTTATAAGCAAGTTAGCAGGAATCCCTACTGTTTATCTGCTCGATGATAATATAAACAAAAATATAGGCGCATTTACTGTTTATGGAATGCTTAAGGATTTTAGCATCTCCACAGTAAGCCAAGAAAAATCTGAACTAAATTTATTAATAGAAGGACTAATATAATGCAAGTTTTAACCGCACTCCCAGAGCCGCCAAGTAGTAAAAACACAAGCCAATTTGACGCTAAAGCAGACGCGTTTGTAAATGCCTTGCCGATTTTTACGCAGCAGATAAATACACTAAGTGCGCAAATGCAAGAGGAGTTCCAAACCGTTGCAAATAACGCTACTGCAGTAGCCGCGCAGCTTAAAAGTGTAAAAGACTACGCAGATATGTCCGCTGCAAATTTAGCCCAAAGCATAGATATAAGAGACTCTTTTAACTTAAGCCTAGAAGAGTTAAAAAATATAGATATGTCTTGTAAAGATATAAAACAAGATTTAGAGGCAAAAAAGAAGGAGTATGAGCTTTTTTTACAAGGTAAAGATAGCTATATGACAGATTTAGAGACTCTAAAAACCACGTTTTTGCAAGCTATAAATGGAACACAGCTTAGCGCATATATAACAAAAACAGAGTTTGCGGATCTAAAAATCAAGATGGAAGAAAAAATAAATAGCGCAATTGCAGAGCTAGAGAACAAAAACAAAGCTTTTATAGAAAATAATAGCAACTTTTTAGCTAAAAAAATAATTATGAGAGGCATATAAATGGAAAAAATACAAGAGATGTTTAAAGGCGTTTTAGAACAAACTACTGATGTTCTAGAACCATCTGAAAATACACGCTTTATAAGTAATGTTTTTATAAAGCAAAAAAGCAACGCGGCAAAAGTAGCCATAACCTTAAATGAGGAGCCAATAAGCAAAGATTTTGTTATGCAGTATGGAGACGCGAACATAGTAGAAGCAAACCTAATCCTTAAAAAAGGAGATAAGTTAGGTATAAGCGTGGATAATAAGCTAGAAGAGAGTTTTAACCAAACTCTTGCGCAAAAGCTTATAGCAATTATGTCAGCAGGAGAAAAATTCATCGATATAAAAAATGGCTTTATGCTAACTACTAAGCCTGAAACAGTGGGTAGTAGCAGCTATGTTATATATTATATATATGATTTTAATTTAAAACAGGTATACAGCTATAAAATATCTGCTAACAATTCTCATAATGTGTATGTTTTAAATAGCGGAGTTATATTCCGCGGCGCTCCTAATATCTTTTTTAACTTTTTAACCAAAAAAATGGGAGATTTGATTGGTGCTGTTAGTAATTCTTTGTTTTGTGTTGGAGCGCACACGGCTATTTATAAAAAGTCAGAGACCGTTTCTTTAGCTTTTTTACAAAACGGAGCAATGAAAGAAATCCCACTTACGCCTACCTTATATAATATCCCAACTATATATAATAATTTTTTATTAACCTACCGTGATAATAGCGCCAAAGCAATAAATCTAACCACTGGAGAGGCTATCTCTAGCACCTCTTCTAGCTTATATATGAATGTGCTTAATAACTTAGTATATCTGCACAATACCTCTAGCTTTAATACAAAAGTCTACGCTATAGACAAATTTGAGCAGATTATTAATTCTAAGTTCCAGAGCGCAGATATTAGCGCGCTTTATGAATACCAATCAGCCGCGTCTTTACATTACAACGTTTGTAACACAGGAGTACTAAGCGCTCCAACTGCTACTACTATTATCTATGGCAAAGATGGTGTCTTAACAGAGTTTAGTAAGCCAAATGGGTTTTACAGTTCTGCTGTGGGAACTACAGATGGAGAGTTGTTTTTTGTACCTAAAAACGATAATAAGCTTGGAGTTTATAGCGCGGATGGGCAAGAAGTAAGCGAACTAGAGTATAGTTTTGCAATCGCGCTTAATTATACTAAGGTTATATCTAACAAAGACGCTATTTTGGTGCTAACGCAAACAAAAGACGCGCATTTTATATATGATAAAACCGAAAAAACATTAATACCTATAGCATTAGAGCCAGTATATACACTAATTGGCGATGATGAAAACGGATATGAGATAATAGCTAGTGATGGCACTAGCCATTATTACAACTTAGGAGATAAAGAGCTATCTAAAAAGATACGAGGAAAGCCAGAAGTTTTTATAAAAATAGATGGCGTAGAAATAAGCTAAAAAGGAAAAAAGATGAAAGTAACTAGCGTAGTAAGTAATAAATTTGTGGATTTAGAAGGTTTGAATTATGAACAAGAGTACAACAAAGATAGACCAATTGTACTAGAAAGTGCAGAGATAGACTTTAATAGTGGTAATAACTTTTTAGTTCCTGCTAAAGTAGGAACGAATTTAAGTTTTACTGCTAAAAACCAAGAGCTATTTAAAAATGTTGGAAAAACTGGATTCATAATGGTATACACAACAGTTTCTGGGTTTAGTTCGGATTTTAAAGTTATAAATCCAGAGTTTGTTATAGCAAGTTCTTCTACTAACATTTACTCTTATTTTATAAACCCAGTAGATGGCAAAATCTGCATAAAATGGGGGGGGGTTATAAGCTAATATGAAATTTCAAGACGCTTTACTATCAGATAAAATATTTAATTTTATAGATATCCCAGCTAATAAATATAAAGGCGTAAATGGTATAGGTAGCTTAGTCCCGCAGTACGTAAGAAGTATAGGAGATAGCGCATTTGAAGACAATAAAGGGATTGGCGAGGCTGCTTTTTTATACTGTAAAAGTATAGGGAAAAGAGCCTTTTACCGCTCTAATTATACTACCCCTCCAAATCTAAGATTTGGCGATGTGGATATTATAAAAGAGTATGCTTTTTACGTAGATGGCTATAACTTGACTTGGGGAAACTGCAATTTAAGTTTTGGAAACGTCGGGACCATAGAAAAATATGCTTTTAGTATGGCTTATCTAAGCGTTATGACCAATACAACTTTTTGCGATGTAGGCACTATAAAAACAGCTGCATTTACAATTAGGATGTTTAGTACCAGACCAGGTGAAGGTTTTAAATTTAAAAACGTAGGCAAGATAGAAACCGGCGCTTTTAACGGCTTTAATGGTTCTTTTAGCGGCGTTGTAAGTTTCGAAAACGTTGATGTTATAGAAGATGATGCTTTTAGTAAAATGAGCCTTAGCGAATTAAACTTGCCAGATAAATTTAGAACAAGAGCTGAGCTTGTTCGCATAGGCGTCGCCAATCCAGATGCGTTTAAAATAGACTAGATAAAAATAAAAAGGAAAAAAAGATGAAAATTTACAATCTACAAACAAAACAAATAGAAGATAAAGAGGTCCTAATAGATACTAGCGGTACGTTTTTTATAGCAAATCTACAAAAAGAAAAACTCAAAGAGCTTGGATACTTAAAAGTAGTAGAAGAGCCATTTGACCAAGAGATTGAAACTCTAGAATATAAAGAGATAGATGGAGTTTATAAAGGCGTTAAAGTAGAGTTAAAAAACAAAGCAGAGATTTTAAAACTTAAGGAATATGAATTATGGAAAGCAAGCAGGGCAAGCGCTGTAGAAAGCATAGAAGTTACGCTAGATAACTGCAAGCCATATGGAGAAACCAGCATTGATAATGGAGTAATTTTCCAAGGCGATGAAACTAGTCAAAACCGTATCGCAAGAGCACTAAGCGTGGCTAGCAGTGCAAACCTAACCAGCACTTTATGGACTGCTAAAAACAATAAAGTTTATGAGTTAAAAATAGAACAACTTGCACAAATATTACTAAAAGCAGGACAAGCACAAACTGCGTTATGGAATACAAATAGACCGGAGTAAATAGATGGAAAAAGAGGTTTTATTTGCTAAGTTTGAAAAAGATATGCAAAAAAGAACTAGATTTATGCGGTTTTTACTAGCACTAGACCAGATGGCTAACGTGATTTTTTGGAATGGAAGCCAAGATGAAACAGTATCTAGTCATATTGGAAGGCGTATAAAAAACGGGAAAAGCACGTGGTTTGATAAAAAACTATGTTGCTTTTTAAAAAAACTTGAGAAAAACCACTGTGATAACAGTTTAGGAGAATAAAAAAATGAATTACATTTACACTATTTTACTACTTGGGGCTGGGGCTTCTTTGGCTTATTTTAATATCCAGTTAAATAAGCTTGAGCTAGAAAACACTAGCTTAAATAGCAGTTTAAACACTGCTATTTATGCAAATCAGGAATATGAAAAAATGGTTCAGACTCTAAGTGATGATTACGCTAAAGGGCTTGAAGTCTTATCAGATATGAGGCAAGAAAAACAAAAGGAGGTTAGATATGTTACGCAAATCAAAGAGAAAATTATCCATGATACTAACTCTACTTGCATTGACGCTATTAACGCTATTTATGCAAGGCTGCACGAGCAAAGAGATAGTAATAAGCAAGCCATTAGAAATGCAAAAGATTAGTTTTATACCTGTTATAGCCCAGCTTCCTATAATGGACTTTAACCGCACGGCTACAACAGAGCAAGAAGCTGCAATTATGGTGTGGGATTTGTATAGTTATATAAAGGAGCTAGAACTAAGCTTACAAAGTGTAAAGGAGGTAAGATGAGTAACTTTTACGAAGAAATTTTAAAACTGTTACTTAGCTTAACCCCTGCGCTATTGTATTTTTTAATGGAGGTGCTTTGATGGGAGAATTTTTGCAGAGATTATCTGATAATTTAGGAGTGTATAAATACGTTTTTATAATAGGGATAATAGGCGGAATTTTAAGCGTTTTACAAAAAAAGAAGCTAGAGCGTTGCGCTGGTAGTAAAAAATGTATTTTTTTAGGGCTTGTTTTAGATACTACAACAGCTTTGTTTGTCGGGTATATCGGATTTGAAATAGCGTTTTATTTTCTCGAAAAGCAAGGTATAAGCGTAGGGCTCGCAGGGCTTAGCGCGTGGGCTGGAACAGATGCCATAGTCGCATGGGAAAAGAAACTAATAGCGCTTTTGACTAATAATAAATTTGGAGGTAGGGATGGCGAACTTTAAAGAGAGCATGGAGGTCTTATTGGGGCTGGAGTTTAGTTCTAGTAGAGATGTATTGCATAAAAATAAAACTGAAAACGGTTTTACTTTTATGGGTATCTATCAGGGCGCACACCCTAGTTGGGGCGGCTGGGATATCATAGAAAACGCCCTATCTAGCAACGCTGATATAAGAAGCGCATCTGAGGTTTTATACACAAATATAACTCTAAAAAAGATGGTTTTTGATTTTTATGAGCGTGAATTTTGGAATAAAATGAGGCTAAACGCTATAGAAAGTCAGATAATAGCAGACGAACTATTTTGTTTTGGGGTAAATGCAGGGATAAAAACCGCTGTTAAGTTGGCGCAAAAGCTAGTAGGAACTCCGTTAGATGGCATTATGGGAGTCCAGACTTTAAGGGCTTTAAACTCCGCAGATGAAGATAAATTTAGCCTACAATACGATAAACTAGAAATCGAATATTACGAAAGTTTAGTAGCTAAAAAATCCGCAAACGCAGTCTATTTAAAAGGCTGGAAGAACAGGGCAAACGCGGTGTAGCAATATAGTCACACCACCGCAAAAAAAGCAGCTGCAAAAAAGTAGCAAAAATTTTATTTTTTATAAGGGAAAACATGCAAAGAACTACGCTTAAAGCGCCATTTGGTTGGGTTGGCGGTAAAGCCTTATTAGCTAAAGAGATTATACCTCTTATGCCAGAACACTCAAGATATGTTGAAGTTTTTGGAGGAGCGCTCTCAGTCTTTTACCAAAAAGAGCCATCAAAAATTGAAATAGTCAATGATATCAATTCAGATCTCATCAATCTACACCGCATCATTAGAAATCGCCCAGCAAGCTTGCAGGCCGAGTTAAACTCACTATTTAGAAGTCGTGAGTTATTTTTTGACATCAAAAATGGCAAAATAAAGCCAAAAAACGATATCCAAAAAGCTGCCTTTTACTTCTACCTTCTTACTTGGAGTTTTGGAGCAAAGGGAGATAGCTTCGCAATGGACAAAAGTAGAAGCGGCAAAAGCATACATAGAGATTTTTATACTCACTCCAAGCGTCTTAAAAGAGCTCTGATAGAAAATCTCAACTACGAGAAGCTCATCAAAGAATACGATGGTGGCGATACTCTTTTTTACATAGATCCGCCTTATGTGGGCACAGAGAATTATTATAAAATGGTAAATGGCTTTACGATGAGGGAGCATGAAAATTTAGCCAAGATTTTAAAGCAAATTAACGGTAAATTTATGCTTAGCTATAATAACTGTGAAGCGGTCCGTGATTTATACAAGAATTTTAGACTCAAAGAACTAAAGGCAAATTATAGTCTAAATGCTAGATATAGAAGCGCTAAAAGTGAGCTTTTGATCATGAATTTTTAA